AGAAGCAGATATGATGCAAAGTTCAAAAGATTCGCTAGAAAAAGTGCCAACTGGCATCTTTGTTGGATAGATATACTAGAGGACCAGTGAAATGTCAAATTCAGATTCGGATAAGTGGTCACAACCAGCACAACCACCACCACCTTTATTTCTTGGACAAAAAGAAAGAAATTTAGTTAAGCAGGTAAACGATGAATTAATTGAACGTGTCATCGGTCAGCAGGTAGCTTATTATCCAATCAGTCTAGAGCATACCAACTTTCATTCAGTTTACGGCGAAGCAATCAAGAAAACTTTTCTGCCTCCCATCAGGGTATTCGCTTTGGTTGAGTGGGAAGGGATTGAGACTTCTACTTCCAACTATGGATTAGATAAGAATAGCTCAATAATCATTCACTTTCATAAACGCCGCCTGACCGAGGATCAAGACCTTTTCGTCCGAGAAGGCGACTTTGTTTCTTACGGAGATATTTATTATGAGATTGTTACTTTAAGCGAACCAAAACAGCTTTTCGGGCAGATACAACATAAAATGGAAATATCAGCAAAGTGTGTAAGAGCAAGAGAGGGATTATTCGATGCCACATAAAAAAGACGACTACTCTGGAGTAAAAGACCCTTCTGTAATTCATGAAGAGATCTTAATGCCCTCGACGATAGAGAATATCGACATGGCTTTATTCGAGTATATCGATAATAAATTAAACCTGTCTTGCACAACAAACAAGGGCTTTGAAAAAGTCCCAGTTATATGGGTCTCGGCAGAGAGAGCCTTCCAAATCAAGAACAACAAAGGGTTGCGCGATGCTAACGGATCAGTAATACTCCCAGTATTGACTGTTGAGAGAGGTGGTATTAGTAAGGACCTTTCAAGAAAGGGTGGTATCTATGGCGGCACGGCTAACACTGACTCCTCGATCGTCGTCGCCCGCCGAATCAAACAAGACAAAACAAGAAATTTTGCCAATGCGGATGCAAAGAGAATAAACAAGCAGAACAATTATCCCCGAAAAAACAACAAAGTTGTTTATGAGACCGCAACAATCCCACTTCCAACATACATTGATGTATCTTATACTATAGGCATCCGAACAGAATATCAGCAGCAACTGAACGAGATTGTAACCCCTTTCCTCAATATAGGAAGACCAGTCAATTATTTTACAATTAGAAGAAACATGCACACATATGAGGGCTTTATTGAATCAGATTTCTCTCTTGACACGAATATTACAAATTTAAGTGACGAAGAGAGAAAGTATGAAACAAAGATTAATATTAAGGTTTTAGGATATCTCATCGGAGACGATAAAAATCAAAATACGCCCAAAATTGTTTACAGAGAGAATGCGGTGGATGTAAGAATTGGAAGAGAAAGGGTGATTGTTGGTGACAAACCTTGGAACATATCTCCTGAAAAAGTTAAATATCGCGATTAGTTATGAATTATGGAGTTTAGAACTCTGTCTTACTATTTATAAGGGAAATACCTATCATTTTATTGGTAGGTAAATGTATAACCAAGGAGACTTTACAAGATGTCGGTCAAAAAATATAAATTCGTTTCACCTGGAGTTTTCATTAACGAAATTGATAATTCCGCCCTTCCTGAAACCCCAAACAGAATAGGACCTGTGGTTATCGGTCGCACAACACGCGGTCCTGGTATGAAGCCTGTCCAAGTCAACTCTTTCGCAGAATTTGTTGACATCTTCGGAGCACCGAACCCCGGTAACGTAGGTTCGGATGATGTCTGGAGAAATAATGCCGTTTTAGCCCCAACTTATGCCGCTTATGCAGCACAGGCTTGGCTTGCTAACAACGCCCCAATCAACGTAATCCGCTTGCTAGGAAACCAGCACACTGATTACACATCCCCTACCGGACTTGCCGGGTGGATGACTGAAACTAGTGCAGGAGCCGAAACAACAGTTGGATCCGCATACACTGATGGTGGAGCGTATGGGCTTTTCTTGATTGCTTCTTCTTCCACTGGAGCCGGAAACGGTGCAGCCGGTCACCTTCCAGTAGCAATGAAGGATCAAACTCCTCAAACTGGTACTTTGGCAGCGGTTTTCTATGTCGCCCAAGGCGCAGTTGAACTTTCTGGCGCTGTACGTGGCTCTGGTAGTGTCGCTCTTCAAACAACAGCCTCGAACGCCACTATGTTCCGTTCAAATGGCGCAAACTACGAATTTGTTGCTCAAGTTAAGAATAGCACAGGAACAGTTACTGACAAAATTACATTTAACTTTGACCGAAGTTCTGAAAACTACATTCGTAAAGTTTTCAACACAAACCCGACTTTGACTAACACAGCGGTTACGCCAACAGCTAATCAAAAAACATACTGGCTTGGCGAAACTTATGACCGATTTGTTGCCAACGGCGACGGCGGAATCACATACAGTGGTGTCGGCGCAGGATCCGCAGCAGGCGATGCTTTTGGACTTGTTTTGGGACTTGAGCAGACATCAGACGGAGCCACATTCGTTCAATGGTCTAACCACCGCCATGCATCACAGGCAGCAGAATCTGGCTGGCTTGTCGCCCAGGACTTGGGAGAATCTTCTGGCTTTAACGAGTACAGCCTTCCAAGACTATTTAAATTCCACGCCTTAAAGAGTGGACAGTGGGATATGCATAACCTCAAGGTTTCTATTACTGACCTCACAATCAGTTCAAATAATGCAGATCCTTACGGAACCTTCACGGTTCTTCTCCGCAAAGTAAACGACAACGATGGAAAGGTCCAGGTCGTCGAAAGATTCGCAAACTGTAACTTGAATCCTAATTCTTCGAGATATGTTGCTAGAGTGATTGGTGATAGGTTCACTGATTTCTCTGCTACAGAAAGAAGAAACATTGAATATGGACAGTTTGATAATAACTCTAACTTTGTTCGTGTTGAAATGGATCAATCGGTGGACGAAGGCGCACTAGACGCAGCCCTCTTGCCTTTTGGTTATTATGGACCTCCTCGTTTCAAAGGCTTCGCAATTGTTGGAACTGGTTCCACACTTCAGAAGTTTGGAGCTAGCAATGAGCTTGTAGGTGTTAACGATTTCGACGCTGCAATGGCTGCTGGCGGAACAGGAGTAGTCGATGGACCATCTTCTGCTATTGCTTCAGCACACAAGGGCATAATCCAGGCTGGATTTGGCGCTCTTGCTACTGTAGGCGACACAGGACCTGTAACATGCTTCACTGGATCGTTCTTATTCCCATCACTTGGACTGAGACTCTCTGCATCCAATGGCGGATTGAGAGGAAAAGAGCAGGCATTCTTTGGATTTGATTCGAATCGCTCTACTTCAAGTAGGGTATTTGAAGAGAGTGTAAGAGACACTGTACGCTCCTTGCCTGGATCATGGAATGACTCTACCTTTAGCACAACATTAGCCGGCAGCACCGAGTTGGAATACTCGCACATCTTCACACTTGATAATGTGATTCGCTCACCTACTAACGCTAATGGAGCTTTCTACCTCACTGGATCCAGAGTGGCAGGAACTTCCCTTACAGCTACTACGGGATCATACAAAGCTGTTCTCGATTTTGATATCGACAAGTTTACAGTCCCAATGTTCGGCGGCTTCGACGGTTTCGATATTACAGAGAAAGATCCGTTTAGAAACACTGCGATGACTTCTGCAACAGAGTTTAACAACTACGCATACAACTCGATTAAAGAAGCAGTAGACATCATCTCGGATGCAGAGTCCATTGACATGAACTTGGCTGCAATCCCTGGTATCTACAACTCTAGTCTAACACAACACTTGATTGATACTTGTGAAGATCGCGGAGACGCACTCGCAATTATTGATCTTGAAGGTGATTTTAAACCTGCTGCGGAAAGCACAGACACCTTTAAAACAAGAGTTGATAACGCTACTGTTACCACAACGGTCAATACTTTGAAAGATCGAAGCATTGATTCGAGTTACGCCGCAGCTTACTTCCCTTGGGTACAAATTTTGGACCCAATTGCAGATAGACTAGTATACACACCACCTTCTGTTGTAGCACTTGGCACAATCTCGAATTCAGAAAATAAATCTGAACTCTGGTTCGCTCCTGCTGGATTTAACAGAGGCGGACTTACTTCCGGCGCAGCGGGTGTACCCGTCGTCGGCATCACACAGAAACTAACTTCGAAGCAACGCGATACGCTCTATGAAGCAAATATTAATCCTATCGCTAGCTTCCCATCCGAAGGTATTGTGGTGTTCGGTCAAAAGACACTTCAAATAACGCCTTCAGCATTGGATAGAATCAATGTAAGAAGACTTCTTATCTTCCTCAAAAAGGAAGTATCTAGAATCGCTAATGGAATCCTCTTCGATCAAAACGTCCAAGTAACTTGGAACCGATTCACAGGCAAAATTGAACCCTTCTTGAGAAGTGTCCAAACAGGTCTTGGATTGACAGAGTTTAAAGTTGTCCTTGATAGTGCAACAACAACTCCAGATTTGATCGATAGAAACGTTCTATACGCTAAAATCTTCTTGAAACCTGCCCGCGCTATTGAGTACATCGCAATCGATTTCAATATTTCAAATACCGGCGCAGCTTTTGACGACTAAAAGAGGGGGACTTTTATAAAGTCCTTCCTATTTACAATACAACCATAGGAGAACTATTAAAATGGCATTTTGGTCTGACGCATCTTTGGGGACACCTGAACCAAAGAGAAGCTATCGCTGGCTTTTATATTTAGGTGACGTCCCACAGTGGGTCGTAAAGAAAGTAACAAAACCTAGCTTTTCTATTACAGAAACATCCCACACATATATCAATCATAATTTTTATTACCCTGGTAAGGTAGAGTGGTCTGAAGTTAATGTCACACTTGTTGACCCAGCTTCTCCCGATGCCGTTCAAACTATGTATAATGCCCTTCGTGCTTCGGGTTATTCTCCTCCCGAAAACCAATTCGATACACAAACTATTTCCAAGCAAAGAGCCGTTAATGCTCTTGGTCAAGTAAGAATTGTCCAATTAGGCGATCAGTTCCCTGATCAAAGCGACAACGGAGCAATGAGTGCTGGGCAAGAATTCGTTGAAGAGTGGATTCTTTACAATGCTTGGATTAAAGACGCTAAATTTGGTGACTTGGATTACACAAGTGACGAGTTGGTTGAAATCGAGCTTACACTTCGTTATGATTACGCTAAACTTAATGGCGATAACAATCAAAACCAAGTACCTGACCGCGAAGTCTTTGGCGGATAAGCAAAATAAAACACTTAACAATTAAACGTTTGTAGTTTATAATTTCCGAAACAAGAGAGGTTTTATGTCTAGGAATAATAATGATCGTTTAGGTGGCGCAACGCCCCCTGATGATACACCAACTGCTACTGTAGCAGACCCTACGACAACAACTACGGCTAACGAAACTCAAGCCCCCACGTTGGGGCAGGGGTCCGTTGGGCTTAACTTTGTTGTCCCCACCGAGTTTGTTGACCTACCTTCAAGAGGTCAATTTTATGCACCCAGTCACCCGCTTCATGGACAAGATACCATTGAAGTTCGTCATATGACGGCAAGAGAAGAAGATATTCTAACTTCTAGGACTCTCTTGAAGAAGGGCATCGCTTTAGATCGTCTTATCGAAAGCATTGTAGTTAATAAGAGTATTAAGGCGGATACCCTGTTGCTTGGAGACAAGAACAGTATCCTTGTTACGTCCCGTATCGTTGCATATGGCAATGAGTACAATACGAAAGTAACTTGTCCTTCTTGCTACTCACAGGTCAACTTCAATTTTGATTTGAACAACCACCAAGTACGCAACTCAAGCGACGTAGACGACCTTGAATTCGAAACAACGACTAATGGTACTTTTAAAGTTACCCTTCCTAAAACTAATGTTGTGGCAGAGTTCAAAGTACTCACAGGCGCAGATGAAAACTGGCTTACGCGACAAACAGAGAAAAAGAAAAAAATGAAAAACGCAGTAGAAAGCACACTTTCTGATCAAATGCGTTTATTCACTGTTTCTCTCAATGGTGTTACGGATAAGAAGACTATTAACGACTTCATTAACCATATGCCAGCAGCCGACTCCCGGTTCTTAAGAACCGCTTATGGCAAGCTCTCTCCTAACCTCGATATGACACAAGATTTTAGTTGTTATGAGTGTGGTCATG